GCGGCGTCCCAATTAAGGCCCGTAAAGTTTATGGTCCCTAACCGGGACTTAGGAGGTGTGGGGCCTAGTTTTCGTCTTGATTATATCAGAAGACTTATAGTTTCGCCAAGACATGGCGAAATTATCAGGACCGAATGCGGACATCGTCCGCGATGCTCCGCATAGCTTACAAACCGCGGAGACCTCTTCCTGAAGAGGTTGAGGAGATTCAATCATCCAGTGATGGACACAGTTCACCAAGATCCCTCCTTCTTGATCGTTTCCTCGCTAAGGCGCGCGTACCACGCACGCGCCTTCTGGTCAAGATCCTTAAGTGGGGAGGCAGAAACCCACAGGCCCCAAAGCTGCTTCAAAACCCGAATCAAATTTGGGTAACTGACGGTATCCAGAGTTGATCTTACAAACTTCAGATACGAGGTATAGACCGATTTACCTACGGGAGGCATGGACGCGGAATCGTCCTCCCAGTCCAAAATGACGTTAAGCCCGCACCAACCGAGTATCATTCCTTGCCAAAAAGGTATGTTGTCTGGATTAGACGGTATTCGTCCCACTTTAGATTCGGCTAACGCATCGGCGAGAGAGTCTGGAAAGAAGTCGTATCTCCTTCGGCTGTCCAACAATTCCGCGGTATACTGCCTCGGTTCCCAGCAAACAGCGTGGTAGACAGACGAATCCTCTCCGCCAAACCTGTCGAGGATTATGTCTTTAATCTCCTTGAGTAGTTGTTGAGTGGACATTCTATCCCCCTTCTTTTTGCGGCTGAGCAGGAACAATGGGCCCCCTCTTCAGGTACTTTTCGAGTATCTTGAGCGGCCCGGCTACTTCTAGGGGAGGAGCATCGCTAGGGGAGGAGAACGCTTCAGCCCTAATCTGTTCGACGGACATAGAGCCGCTGTCCCGAACAACTTGCTGGACAACTTGGGGTTGGTACTCGATCGCGGAACTGAGCGATCCTCGACCCTCCCCCTGTAGCCCTATCCAAACCTCGTAGTTTTCCCGGATTTTAGCGACAATCTCACCTATCTTCTTGTCGACTTCCTCCAGCTTAAGGACTAGGTCTTTCCGTCTCCTGAGCAGACGACCGAGTTCCGTAAATTCTTTGCTAGTCATTATTGCTGCCTCATCGTTGCAAAAGGATTGGAAGAAGGACTGTACGATGACTTATTTTGGTCGATTCTTCGGGAAAGTTCCCGACTCATCGCAAAGTAGTGCTTTTCGTAGATGTCTTTTTGCGCTCGCAGAACTATCGCCTCCGCCTCCTTTTCTGTCAAAACCCTCAACGCGTTAAGAAGGACGGGGTCGTCGTTGATTGCTCTGGCCCTAAGAGATTCCTTAAGTAGCCGTTTGCTAGAATTCTCTTCCATCTCCGCCATCTTAGCATTGATGGCTAGGTCGACTAGCTGACGGAGCAACGTAAGTTCGGCATCAAGGAGGGCGAGAAGTCTTGTGGCATACCCAGCCCAAGCTGCGTATTGAGCCATGCGTCGGGACAGCTCGTCTGTCGTTAGCTCTGTAGGATCCAGTGGAAATTCGTACTCCTCGCCATATCCTATCGGCCGGGAAGGCCAAGGGAGACCATGATCTTTTATACGTTCTAGAAGGCGCTCGCGCGCCTCACGAAAGCTAATCGGGGATGTCATCGACGACCTCCTGCCTATCTGTGCTCTCGTCCAGAGTAAGAAACTCCCGCAGCGCCTTCAAGGCCCTTGGAGCTAGATAGACGTCTCCAGCCTCGATTCTTCGACAAGCCTTAGACACATAGCAGCGCGAGCATACATCGCTGTTCGCCGGAAACGGAGGATCCACTAACACACCACGCTTTAAGAGTTCCAAGGCCTCGCGAGCCAGAACGGTATGCTTTGCGAAGAACTCTGAATCCCTTACGATGAAGATCGCTGTACGCGCTTGTGTGTCTTTGTTCTCGTATACAACGTAGCCCCTACCTATGTCCCTTCCGTTATCCCGCAAAAGAGCGTCGTAAGCAAGCCACTGGATAACATGAGCGGGCTGAACCTTAAAAAGATTCTTCAGGTTCTCTTTCCCATCTACCGTGGGCTTAGGCAGCTTTTTGAAGCCTGCAGAGTTTATGGTTTTCAGCTCAACGATAAACTCTCCGCCACCAGAACGAACGATGAAGTCCGGAGTACCCCTTAGCCACTCGTTCTCAATGGTTTGCGGCTCCTCCCCGATTCCCAGTTCTTTTAAGATAGCCGCGTACCTTTGGTGGGTATAAGTTCCGTTTTCCATCCGCCGAACGGCGGACGCATCGCGTGGAGGGCGATACCCAAGTAATTGTAGTTGAGTCGCCCGTGGGCACTCGGAAAACAGAGCATGGGGGCTTAGCTTTCTCCTGGGCTTTTCCCACGTTTCTTGGCCTTTCTGTGCCTCAAACCCTTCTAGGGCTTTTAGCCAGGAATGATCCTGCCAGAAGCGCTCAGCTACCATACGTATTGCACTCACCATTTCTTTACTCTCCTGACGGGAGGTGGGAGGGAATTAATGAAGTCGGTTACAGATTTAATTACCTCGTCCTCCGGAAGGTCCGACGGGATTCGGAGAACCGGCTTACCTATATCCTTATCCCTTCTCCTATCGCGACGTTTCCTAAAAGAGTGATATGGCCCATCTACTTCCACAATAGCATCGAAATCAGACAGATAGATGTCTGCCCAGTATATCTTCCCGCTTGTCCCCTTAACCTCCCTCTCCGCTATACAGTTCAGACCCATCTTCTCCTGGAGAATCAGTAACACTCTTTGATGGGATTTGCTCAGCTCCACCTCTAAGAATCTCCAAGAGTCTATTGAGATTTTCGGCGGAAGACCGGAAGTACTCGGTAATGCCAGCCCGGCCCTGGTAAAACTTTCCTTCCCATGAATAGTAGGATCCCCGCTGCTCTATCAAACCAATATCGATCGCTTCATTTACCAACGCAGCGACATCGTCGAGATGGGAAGAGAAATCAAACGGTATTTTTACCGTCTGGAAAGGCACGCTCTGCTTGCTCTTTACAAGAGTCACTTCTATCTCAAACCCACTTCTAACATCATACTTTTGGCTCTTTTTTTGAGACTTAGTTGTAAGCCAAGCAGACCGACGTAGTTTGAGTATAAGATGCGCAAGGTGATTAATCCCCCGACCGCCAGGCATTACTTCTTTCGGCCCGCCGTAAGAGGGGGCCAGTGACTCTCGGACCTGATTAGTCAGTAGTATAGCTGTCTTGTTGTCGTGCTCGTTGAGTTTGTGAAGAACCAGCCGGAAGGAATCGTTCAGAAACCTAGGTAACTGCCCCACCCCCATATCGCCAATTCCGCCCTCCATGCGCTGAGGCGGAATGATCTGCGCAATGCTATCAACGATAACCAATCCCGCCCCACTTTCGATCGCGCCGAGAATGACCTCGAACGTTTCTTCCCCGTCGTTCGTCTGGGCAACCGCTACTTTGTCGGTATCAACCCCAATCGTCCTCCACCATCCCGGGTCGAAGCTCTGCTCTGTGTCTATGTAGACAACTCCGTAACCTGCTTCGAGCGCGGATCGAGCCGCATACTGACAAAGAAGGGTCTTACCGCAGGAGTAATCTCCGACAAGAATAGAAATGCGGCCGAGGCGATACCCACCGTTTAGGGCTAAATCTAATATTTTAATGCCGGAAGAAATATGCCTAGGCTCCAGCTTTACAGCCGAGCCTAGCTGAAGGATTGGTTTCTTTCTGGACTTATTGAACGATTCTATAAATTCCTTCATGACGGCTTCTGTTGTTGCAACGCTTTGACCACCGCGTTTGTAATTTGCATCCTCCATTCGTCAACTGCACCATCGCCAAGGGCGCTCTTTAGCGCATGGCCTAGATCTTCGTCGAGAGCGGAGAGTACCGACGGGGCGGCCTTTCGTACAGCGCTCAAATCGCTATCCAGATTGTTCGTATCGATGTCGCGGTACGTTAGCTCGACGCTCAGGGATGAATAGTTCCCCAGGTTGACGGTCAGACGAAGTGTGCCGCCGACAGTAGCCATCACAGATCCTCCAGAGCGCTAGCGATGTTAGTGACGTTACTTCCGCCAGTACCTCCCCCCTGATTAGGATCTTCGGTAACGTAGGGGACTAGTTCCGAGACCGCTTCCTCCAGCGGGGTGATGTCCTCAAGAGCCTCTTCCGGTACAGACGCGCCCCCCGTGGCGGCAAGCGTATACGTAGTCTGAAGGTCACGCGCAGCGCCTCGACGGATTAGCGTGAACTTCTGCCCCAAGAGAGTACCGTTGATCTCGAAAAACCCGCGCATTTGTTCGACCAGACCGCGATTAGCCTGGAGAATGCGCGGTTCCCCCACTACCTCTCGCCACAGAGAGATGTTGCCAACCTTGACGAGTTCCGCCTCACCGCTCTTCGGCTGCGTAGGGCGTAGGATGTCGTAGACGTACACCCAGAAGAACCCCAAGCGGCGGCGCTTAGAGCCGGCAGCGCAGGCAGGGCACTGGTCTCCTTGGCAGGAAAACTGCCGATTGCCTTGGAAGTGAATCAGCCTGGCTATACCATCGTTCAGGTCTGTGATGAACGCGAAATTGGCCCGTTCATTATCGTCTGCGAGGACGAGCCGGCGCGAACGACCGCCGCCGCCACCCAGCTGCGTCCAAAGATCTAGGAAGTTACCCATCTCTTACCTCCTTCCGAGGGGTTGGTCTGGTATAAGACTAGCATCCTTGCAGATGAAAGTCAAGCGGTCTTCAATGATTCGGACGACACGGAGATTACCATATGCAAGGCGTCTGGGTCTAGCTCAGCAACGTCCTTAGCTGTGACACCCAGCTCGGCCCACTTTATACCGGCTGAGCGAAGTCGTAGCTGCGATGCTATCTTCCTTGCAGTCTCTTCTCCCGCCTTGTCGTTATCCGCAGCTAGGAGAATAGGTACACCTAGGGCATGGACAGACCTCAGCTGCCACACCCCCAGTTTGCCCCCTCCAAGGAAGGAGAGACTGTTGTAATATCCATTCTGGCGAAGCCAAAGTAAATCGAGCGGTCCCTCTACGAGAATGAGGAACCCAGGGGTAAGATCTACGTTCCACCAGCCGTAAAAATACGAGTGTGCTTTGAACCCTTTTGTGTACCTGTACTTGGGGACTTTATCCTCCCATGCGGGAGACACTCGATAGCATAATGCAGGTGCTCCCAGGAGTGGGATAACAAGGGCGTCGTAATAGGCTGAGTACCCACAACGGTATTCACGTAAGGTTTCCTTAGAGAATCCCCTCTCTAAAACCCATGTCGGAACTTTATTAGTCAGGTACGGAGGAACTTTGCCCGCCGGACCGGAACTGGGGTTGGGGGAACGCGTCGAGGAAAACTCGACCGTCTCCTCCCAACCGCCTAGCCTCTTTGTCAGCTGATTCCACGTTCCCTGCCCGCAGCCTCCAAAGCAGATCCACAAACCATCGCTTTCTCGTACCGATAACGAGGGGTTATGGTCATCGTGAAACGGGCAAAGACAAAGGAGATTGTCGTTGGATTCTCTTACGACGGTCACGCCCAAGGAGGCGAGAGCCTCGCGAATATCCATCTTCTGACACCCCCTCGATTTACCATACCCATGGTGCTATAGACTTAGCGCTCTCGTCAACCCCCGCCCGAGGGGGTTTTTTGCATGGGTTTTCTGCACCCCCTATATGCTCTTCCGGATGCAAAATACAAAAAACCTCCTCGGCATCCTTCTTATTGCGATGTGTGATGTCCTCTCTTCTATCTCACTATGATATGGATATTATTATTATCTAATCTTTGACAAAGAGATAGATCGGGGATATGACAGATTGTTATGAGAGCTACGACAAAGGAGTTTTTTGTATTTTGCATCTGAGAGAACGTAGGGTGGATGCAGAAAACCACGCAAAAAACCCGCCTTGACGAGCCGAGGGGGAAGTCTGGTAGGCTAAGTCCATATTCCCAAGGAGGGGGAAGCTCGGGGTAACTCAGGAGCTCTCGTTCGATCACCCGTCGCAACGCGACGCCACCTTCGGCTACCTCCACACCTTCCTCGCCAGCACCGAACCGAGCACCCCCAACGCCGCCGACGAACACCCCCCTCTTTTTTCCGGACCGCTTCGACAACTACCTGGCTTTCCTGGAGCCAAGGCTGCGCGAAGCGTGGCGTCTTCTTGCTGAAGAGGGTACGCTGTACGTCCATCTTGACTATCGAGAGGTGCATTATGTAAAGATCCTCCTCGATTCCATCTTCGGACGCGACTGCTTCCTGAACGAGGTCATCTGGGCGTATGATTACGGGGGCCGCCCCAGGGATCGCTGGCCTCCCAAGCACGACAACATCTTAGTCTACGTAAAGCCGCCCGCGGCAAGGTTCCAACCGACACGTGGTGGCATACGATCGTCCCGACCAATGGGCAAGAACGGACGGGATACCCGACGCAAAAGCCCCTTGGTATAGTGCGCCGCATAATACAAGCGTCGTCCAGGGTCGACGATACGGTCCTGGACTTTTTCGCCGGAAGTGGTACCACTGGCGTTGCCGCAGCTGAGCTCGGTCGGCGATTCATTTTGGTGGACAATAGCCTCGAAGCTATCCGTGTCATGTGGCAGCGCTTGCGACACCTGCCATCGGTGGAATGGATAAATGTAGAGGAGGAGTGGCTCACGAACCCTTGACAGACGCTGGGCCGTTTAGTAGCCTTCCTCCTAAAGGAGGGTTATGCCCCCCTCCTCGGAAAGGAGACCGTCTGGTGCTGCCTAAGACTATAATGCTCAGTCACCCGTCATCTCCTTCGACTACCAAGTCGATCCTGTTCCTTGTCTCCGAAACCCCCTTTCTCGCGCAGGCTCGCGGAGAGGAGTATGAAGTCAGGTGTACGTCGTGTAATTCTGTTGTTAGCTCTTGCGACGCTATGTATGCCACCGTCCTGCACATCTTTGAACTCCTTTTTGAAGGACTCAATCTCCTACCAGAAGATAATTCTTACGTTCGTCGATTGTTTCTTGGGGAGGATTTCTGTCCGCACGAGGAGAGGGCGTACTGTATGGTGTGGCCGGCGATACCCGGCCGTGATGTGGGCAAGAACGAGTTCGTTTCGGGAATTACAACGTCTTGCGCTGAATGCTTTTGGAGCCGCTACTTTGAGTGGCCTTGGTGCTTGGCGTTCTCTGTTGGGGACGGCCTTTATTTCATCAGGTGCTCAAGATCAATTACGAGCACACATTCCCTTGTCGGAGCAACACACTTTTCTCTGTTAGGGTTTTTCTCCTCCCTCCAGGAGGGGGTTGATGTCTGCACGTCACTCTGTCTTGATTGTGAAATCTATTTGGAGGATTCGCCTGAGGACTCCGCTTTTAATGTTATAATGCACATCATTAATCGTCTTAGTGATAGACAGACCAATCTTCTTGCCGAGTAGCTTGTCCCCTCCTAACCTGGAGGATACCGCATCCTACTACCTTCTCCCTGGGTCAGCGTATGGACATTGAATACACCAATATCCAGCTGAAGATATTCCGAGATCGGTATGCCTACGGCGGTGAGCAGTATCCTCACGAGGCCTGGGATCGCGTGGCTAATGCTGTTGCCGAGAACGAGAAGACTGAGGAGGAACGTCGGATCTGGGCTGTAAGGTTCCTCGACCTGCTTTGGGGGTTCCGCTACGTGCCCGGCGGGCGCATCAACCACGCCATGGGGACGGGTGCTGGGGTCACCGCCCAAAACTGCTACGTCATCCCCAGCCCCGAAGATAGCCGCCAGGGCATCATGAAGGCCCTCAACGAGTGGGTCGAGATCCAGTCCCGCGGCGGCGGCGTCGGCATCAACATGTCCACCCTCCGCCCGCGGGGCGCGCCAGTCCGCGGGGTCAATGGAACCTCCTCCGGGCCGGTGAACTGGGCACAGCCGTTCGCCTTCATCTCGAAGAACGTCATCATCCAGGGCGGCAGCCGCCGCGGCGCGGCCATGATCATGCTGAACGACGACCACCCGGACATCTTCGAGTTCATCCACGCCAAGGAGACGCCGGGCGTCCTGGAAGGATGCAACATCAGCGTCTGCATCTCCGACGCCTTCATGGAGGCGGTGAAGAACGACGGCGATTGGGACCTGAAGTTCAACGGGAAAGTGTACCGCACCATCAAGGCGCGCCAGCTCTGGGACGAGATCTGCGAGGCGGCCTGGCGGAGCGCCGAGCCGGGCATCTACTTCCTCGAACGGGCGAACAAGGAGGCGAACTCCGGCTACTTCGAGACGCTCATCGCCACCAACCCGTGCGGGGAGCAGCCCCTCGGCCCGTACGGGGCCTGCCTCCTCGGGGCCTTCAACCTCGACGCCTTCATGGTGCAGGACGCCGACGGCCGCTGGCGGTTCGACTTCGACACCTTCCGCAAGTACATCCCCTACGCCGTGCGGTTCAACGACAACGTCATCGACCTCTCCTACTACCCGCTCCCCGAGTGCCGCGAGAGCCAGCAACGAATCCGCCGCATGGGCATCGGGGTGATGGGCCTGGCCGACTGCCTCCTGCGGATGGAGATCCGCTACGGCTCGGATGAGTCGGTCGAGTTCACCGAGGCGGTCTTCCGCACCCTCCGCGACGAGGCATACCGCGCGAGCGTGGAGCTGGCGAAGGAGCGCGGCCCCTTCCCGGCCTTCGCGCCGGCCTACCTCGACCGGCCCTTCATCAAGCGGCTGCCCGAAGACATCCGCGAGGGCATCCGGAAGTACGGCATCCGCAACTGCTACTTGCTGACGCAAGCGCCGACGGGCACGACGTCGCTCCTGGCGGGCGTGAACAGCGGCATCGAGCCGTACTTCGACTTCGACTACCTGCGGAGCGACCGCACGGGCCAGTACAGCGTGACGTCGCGCTGGGCCGACCTGTACTACTCGCCGAACCGGCCGGAGTGGCTCGTGGCCGCGAACGACATCACGCCCGAAGACCACGTGCGGGTGCAGGCCGCGGCACAGCGGTACAACGACTCCTCCATCTCGAAGACGGTCAACGCCCCGAACTGGCACACGGTCGAGGACGTGAAGCGGCTGTACATGCTCGCCTACGACAGCGGGCTGAAGAGCATCAGCTACTACCGGGACGGTTCGCGGCAGGAGCAGGTGCTCTACCACAAGGATTCGGCGGCGAAGCCCCCGGCTGAGCCGGTGGATCCGCAAGAGGCGATCCGCGCCGCGCAGGAACTACTGGCTAAGAACGGAATCCCGGTGAGGCGACGACTTCCGGATGAGCGGCAGTCCATCACCCACAAGTTCCGCGTGGGCGAGCAGGAAGGGTACATGACCGTGGGGCTCTTCGAGGACGGGACGCCGGGGGAGCTATTTGTCCACGTCAGTAAAGAAGGGACGACGGTTAACGCTCTGTATGACGTCATTGCCATGCTGACGAGCTACGCGCTTCAGTACGGCGTGCCGCTTTCGTCTCTAGTCGAGAAGCTGTCAGGGGTCAACTTCGAGCCTTCCGGTATGACTAGCAATCCGGCTATCCCTACCGCTAGAAGTGTGGTAGACTATGTATTCCGTTGGATGGGATTGAAGTTCCTGAATGGAAAAGGGAGGACGACTAGGTACACACCTGGCTATGCCTGCCCAGATTGCGGGGTTTTGCTGACCCCCTCCGATGGGTGCTATGCTTGTCGGGAGTGCGGATACTCGAAGTGTTAGGAGGATAAATCGTGGCCGACCTCTTCGAGCCTATCCAGGTCCGGTACGTTGACCATTCTGGTACTGACCTCACGGTGGTCAATGCAGCACGCGTTTCGTTTGGACGCATGAAAACCGTCCTTGACGACCAGGACAAACGCTTAATACAGTACCTGGCTAAGCATAATCACTGGTCACCGTTTTCCCACCCTCACATCACACTCTGGGTGAAGGCCCCGGTTTTCGTCAGATCTCAGTGCTTCCGCCACAAGATTGGGTTTACGGAGAACGAGATCTCACGGAGGTACGTTACTACGAATCTGTCTTTCTACTTGCCTAGGCTGAGAAAAGTTCATCCCCAAAAGAAGCAAGGATCTCTGCCGGATCCCATAGATAACGAAGCCAAGTATCTAGACGAGGTTATCGAGTGGTACCGAAAATCTGTGGATATCTATCAATCCTTGATAAGTGCTGGTGTAGCCCCCGAGGTTGCGCGCGCGGTTCTCCCCCAGGGAGTTATGACTGAATGGTATTGGACTGGGTCTCTTTACGCTTGGGCTCGGTTCTATGGGCTACGGACAGCGGAGGACGCTCAGCGTGAAACCGGAGAGGTTGCCGAGAAGGCGGCAGAAATCATCTCGAAGCTTTTTCCTGTCTCTTGGGATGCTCTAATCCGATTAACGTGGGAGAAGTAGGTTTCCTATAATGTGCGTACTAACCGGCCCAGAGATTAGGAATAGAATTAACGCCGGCTCTTTGGTGGTCAGGCCTTTTACTGAGGACCTGATACAGCCCGCTTCACTAGACCTTCGCGTTAGTGGTGACTATGTGCTGTTCCCCAAAGATTCTACCGGAGAATCGTCCGAGTACAGAGTATGGGGGAAGGAAAAGATCATTATTTACCCGCCTACCTTCCTCCTAGCTAGTACCTTGGAGTGGGTAGAAATCCCCGAAGATTTGGTAGCCAGGGTAGAGGGGCGGTCCTCCTATGCAAGATTGGGGCTGTTCGTTCATACGTCAGCGGGGTATATAGACCCCGGGTTTAAGGGAAACATCACACTAGAGCTTTATCATGTTGGAGCACAACCGATAACCCTACATAAGGGTGATACGCAGTCCTACCAAGGTAGCTATCAAATGAGTTCTGGACCAATTACGTCTAAGCTGTAGCTGGGAGGTTCTGATGGAGGAACGAATTTCTGTATTTTACGTCCATGTCGACTGCTTCCTGCAGTCATCTCAAAAGACTTACGTCTGGCATTTGAATCTCAAGCCTCAGGAGTACTGTTCCCTCTGCCTGGGAGGTATCGTAGAGGATAGTCCACACGTGCCCGTTTTGGTCTACGGGGAAGTTTCAACGACGGGTAGGCGATGGAAAAGAAATATCAGGCCGTACGCCATTCTGATTAACAGCCTCCTCTACGATATCACCCTCTTTTCAGAAGACGAGGACAGATCGGTTGTTATCCCTACCGCCAGCCAATACCTCTACTTCGGCTTTGTCCCCACGGAGACTTTTGAGACCATAGGTAAAATTGTGGTCCCCGTGGTCCGACAGGTATCGACTGGTCCTGTTTCCCTTCCTCCAGAGATCGAGGACGTCTGGTGGATCATGGACGAGTCTCTGGCTCAGCCGATTTGGAGATGGTATAGGAGGGTAGACATTCTAGCACCTGCTTTCCCCCTCATTAATGACGAAGGCGGAATAGACGGCTATCGCGCTTTGCTTGCTAACCCGTATACTGTTCGTGATGAGAGAGAGTCGACGGAAGAAACTGCCCCGACGTCTTCGGGATGATATATTTCGTGCCTATGGTAATAGGTGCTTCTACTGCGGGGCGTTTGCTACTCAGCTAGATCACAGGGTTCCGATATCTAAGGGGGGAACCGATAGTGTAGACAACCTGGTTCCATCATGTCGTCGATGCAATTTGAGAAAAAGCGCACGTACACATCGAGACGGAGAGAAAAGATTTTTCGGGGGACCCTGAAAGCTCAGGTTATAGCTCTGTATCTACGAGGGTTCTCCGAAAAAGAGATCGCTAAAGAAGTGGGAGTGGCTCCCAAAACCATCGCCAATATATTGGACGGCCACCGTGCTGTTGTGGCTCAGTATGCTTCTTCTTTCCTTCTCGAAGACCTGTTTGCAATACGTGACCGAGCCTGGGAGTGGGCAATAGAAGTAGATAAGCTTCGGGAGGAGCTTCTTGCTACTTCCCCAGACGACCCCCAGTACGATGACTTACAACAGCGTTTTACCATGGCCATGGCGGCCTACCGAGATTGGTGGGATAGGTATATGGGGGCATACTATCGGTTTATCGGAAAATCCGAAGGTACATCCACTGTGAACATAGATGCTCGGCAGCAAGTTCTTGTGGTTAACGCCGAGGATTTCTACAAGAACCTTCAGGATGTTCGTCGGGCTATCCTAGAGAAGAGCCCCGAAGCTGAGACCTTACTTGCTCTACCGGATGGGGAGGGGATATCTGATTGGATTTCTACGTACGGGGAAGTGGTAACTCCTGACGAGAAAGCAGAGCCCGCTACCTTCGAGCACACTCTAGAGGTCCTAGAAGAAGATGGGTAGAACGCTTACCCAAATGGATAAGCGGGGGCTCGTTCAGCCCTTCTCTTACGAAGAGCTGCAAATTATTAAAGCGGCTCAGTCCGACTTTTGGATTTTTCTTACAACTGTCTATGCCGCGTCTTTCTTGGACAAGGAGTTCCTTTACTCTAGTGGGGACTACCAACCGTTTAAGCTAGGGGCTCTCCATAAAGCCTGGGCAGAAATAGCGTCTAGATACCCACGCTGGTGCATACTCGCTCCACGGCTTCATCTCAAGAGTACAATCCTCGGACGTGGATATGTATTCTGGCGTTTGTTTTCAGAAGGGTCCGATATAGACGCGCTTTATATTGGATATAAACGCCCTCTTGCAGAAGAGCACGTGGAGGCTCTTAAGCGCGATATCAAGAAGAACCCCTATTGCCGTCTGTGGGTAGATAACAATCCCCTGGCCAAAAGCGTGATAGACTTCACCGTCGATTTTGGCGAACAACGATCGGATGGTACTCCCTATCAGTGGCGGGCCACGGTTGAGCCCGAGGGGATTCTTGCGGCGACACGCGGTCGTCACCCAAAGGTAGTCATCTGTGACGACATCCTTTCGGACTTTTCTAACCCGGCTAGCTCCGTAGAGTTGGCCCATATCAACGATATCTTCGATCGCGTGATTCTTTCTCTTCCGCCTCCGGGTGGTGTTCTTGGTGTGGTGGGTACACCTCAGTCCCTCAACGACGTTCTCCACCGGCTTAAGGATAACCCCAGCTTCTACTTTGCTCGTTTCCGAGCCGTCAAGGATTGGGAAAACGGTATAACGATCTGGCCGGAGATGTACGATATTGAACGTCTCCGGAAGATCCGAGCGGAGGTTGGTCCAGCCGCCTTTGAAGTTGAGTATCAGCTCTACCCGAGATCCGAAGTAGATACCTTTATAAAAAGCGAACATCTATCTGCATGCTTCGATCCTTCTCTTGAGCTTTATTTCCCAAGGGAGGGGGAAACGTTCCCCAACGAAGAGTCCTGGCCGATTGTGGGGGGAATGGACATCGGGAAGGACGTCCACCCATCCCACATCTCCTTCTTCGTCGTTACGCCAGACGACTGGATGGTGCAGGTATATCACGAGTTCCTCCACAAAATTGACTACACCACTCAGGTAAAAATAATTAACACCGCTATAGAGTACTTCAATCCAATCCGCTTCCATTTTGACTCAACTCGATCAGAGCTAGACGATCGGGGCCTTACGAAGAGAGCACGGGGCGTGAAGTTTAAAAAGAACCTGAAAGCTTCGATGGCTACTCTCCTAGAGAAAAGAATTGTGAACACTTATAACAAGCTCGTTCTTGGTATTGACACTGGACCCGGCATTCTCTTCGCTGGCTCTGCTGATTCGCCGCAGTTTCAGTCTATTCTTCAGATCAACAAGGAACTAAAAGCTAAGGGCGGGATAGAGGGACACGGAGATGCGTTTTGGAGCAACGCATTGGCTGTCTGGTCTTGGGACGTCGGACCTAAGTTTGTGAGCGTTGGCGACGCTAGTTTCGTTACCCGATCGACTCCGACAATGACGAGAATTTCTCTAAGCTGCGATCATGATTGGGTAGCGTATGAGATTGACCTTCCTTATTTACCTACTCAGGTACGAGAGAAGTGTCGGCACTGCGGTGCTGTGAGAAATAAGAAAGCATGAATATCTGGCTACCACCATCCTCCAAAATAGAGATCTTTCGGAGGTTTCTAGAGAAGAATGGTCTCGTCGACGCTCGTATTCACTTAACCGGCCGTTACGTAATAGCTTTCACGCCCACCCAGGCTTTTGGGACGTCATATAAAGTTCCTAATCTTAAGCGCGTTGTCGAGGTGGCGCTAGAGGACCTTGAGCCTGGTCCTTCCGTGCCGGTTAGAGAGGTTGGAAAAGAGGAGGTGCCAAACGGGCATTTACTGGAATCTCTGTATACGCGTAACTACCGCAGACTACTAATAGACCACCTTGCCCCACCTCTTTTGCGTCCTTCCGAAGCTCTTTTGGCGGTACTATTCGCATTAGAAGGGGGAGAATCGATCATAAGCATACAAAAACCGCCTTCCTCCAATCTACCCGTTCTAATTGGAGGACGAACGTGGTGGTCTTTGGTAATGCCTGTCCGCCCATTAGTCGCGGAGGCATACCTTCTCGACCGAGATCTTTAGGGCTCAATGTCCGGCGAGGCGAGCTCCCTTCGTTGCTGGGGGCAAATTTCCTTCGGATCTGTGTATCGCTCAGGCCAGGGGCTGATCTCCGGACTCGTCGGGGTCTCGATCTCTGGTTGGGTCCTGGTTGGCATGTTCTAACGCCCTTTTTATTGTAGCTTCATCTGTCTCCGGCTCTTCCTGAGAACCAAACCCTAATCCAACCTGTTCCTTGAAATGCAGTTCTCTCGCTGCTACGGCCAGTTTTTGGATTACGGTGGCTCCTACGGGAGAACCGTCTGACCATTTATCAGTATAACTTACATTGTGCAGCAAGGAAAGTATTTCTACTTGCGATAGTTGTATCTCTACCTCTTCAGGCGGCTCAGGCCCAAAGAATCGACCCAAATGGTAGAGCAGTTTGAACGCTAGCGCTGGAAAGCCAGGCGGACATTCCCACTCCTCCCTCTTTCTAGGTGTATCTACCTTACAAACTTCGACTAAATAGAACAACTGGCTTTTAGAGAGCTTTACTCCTACGTAGCAAGGGGTGGGTTCAAACCTGGGAATAGGATGGAGGTCATCCCACGATCTTTTCATTACTTCCCCCGTTAGTAGGGGATAGAGAACGCCTCGTAAGACGGCGCGCTGCTATAGTTGTAATCCCTTATAGGGAAGTAGTCTGGATCCAGCGGTATTTCCTGTGCAAGGATATATCCTCTATTCCATACTTCTCTCGTGATCCCCCAGTCGTAGAATAGCCGCCTTCTCCACTCCGCCATTAGTCTTTGGTACTTGAACGGCAACTGCGTGAGCGGTACGTGCGGTCGATTGCGCGGCTCCCTAGCCAACTCCCGTTCCATGCCCCACACGACTAGACGTACGTGATCGTCTGACATAGGATCTATCCCCTCTGGAGGGGGGAACCACCTGTCGTTCGCCCAGGCGTCGACAATTTGGCGAATGGTTTCTACCAAATCGTCGGCTAAGTCCTGAAAGTAGTACGGGAGTTCGGCATTTACCCGGAACGCCCGAGTAGGTGGAATTGGTTGCCCGTCGTCTCCTATTGGAATTTCCGCGATACGTTCACTCGCGTTTGAAGACACGCTGGAGATTCGCAAGCCGGTGGTGGTCACTCTTTCCCGGAATTCTTTCCACTGTTGAATTACTCTCGGGCTCAGCTCTTCCATTTCTGGAATATCCACATCTCTTTCAATAACTTCAACCAAGGAAGGGATTTTCTCTAACACCGCAGCTGCGCCGGGTGTGGCTGCGGCTGCCCAGCGGAGTACCCTGAGTCGCCTGCCCCTAATGACCATTGTTCCACTCCCTATCCACTATCATACCCCAGAATGGACCAAACAACACGGAACAGGTGCTTTTGTACATTTCTTCCTCTTCCTCGGTCAGATCAATAGTACCACGAGGCGTAAGGATGACCCTATCGCGCTGGACATAAGGGATGGCAGCAAGGGAAAGCAAATGCTCTACCTGCCCATGGTTGATTCGGCGCTTGATGAATAGACTTATATCTCGGGGTCCGGCCAGGAGCATGCCTTTTCGACCTCCTTGCACCTCTGCATGCTAGTGTACTACGCTTGGGTTATGACGTCTAGGAGTCGAGGGGCTGAAATCATATGCCCGTTCTGTAAGAGGCTCCTCTTCAGGACGGACTTGCCTCGCGGGCAGGCCTACTGCTCTCTTTGCAAAAGGTGGTTCGGCTGGGATATATCTAAACCGAAATCGGAGAACCCAAGAGGTAGCAGATGAAATTCACGAAGGAGTCCCCTGCGTATCAGCGTCTCCTGGAATTGGGGAGACTGGGGTTATCAAACGAAGAAATTCACGCAGTCCTTCTCACAGAGTTTCCCGACCTCAAGGTAAGCGTTAAGACAGTCGCCAACCGCCTTCAAGAGGCGGGCATCAAGACGAGATCAGCTCCCATCATCATTAAACCGGTCGAGCGCGAGGAAAGGCTTAGGCTCGATAAGGAAATCCAGCGTCTCAAGGATGAGAACGCACAGCTCCGTAAACAGGTAACCGAAGCGCTACGGGAGGCTAACTTCCGCGATGCCTTCCTCCAAGCCGTTCGCAGTGCTCTAGAGGCCTTGCCGCCTCTCCCGACTGACCCCGTGCCTTTGCCGAAGACGAAGGGGAAGCGGCAGGA